CATGCCACGACATTTTGTTCGCGCTCGTAACTTAACGACAAGAGGTTCCCATTGTCCAAGACGCACCACAATAAAGAGTCTGGATTTTTCTGGTATGCTACGTTTACTATACCGGATGTAGTTATATGTTCAGCCAGAGCCGTTAAGTCGGGGGCAAGGAACTTCTGTTCGGCATCAGAGAAAACAAATTCCCTCACCTTGCGCCCAACATTATCAATGAACAAAAGGACGGAACCTACTTCGGGTGCTTATAAAGCGGCACTACCGTGACTGCTCTGTTTTCTAATACTGAAATCAGTTGGGGTCAACGCTTGGTCTAATTGGGACGAGCGTATCCGTATTTCGTCGCCACCATCCCCGACTATCAATGCTTCAAGGGCGGCAATCCACTTTATAATGTTCGTACTTGGCAAATCTAACTGGAACGAATCAGCATCCTTAATACCCGACTCAAAATTATCGAAGTCGCCACTTGCACTAAGCCATATCCTGTTAGGATTATTGGTAGTTCCGCCGTAGATTATTCTTTCTTCAAACAACCCTATAGCGGCAGGGAACCCCCTTACACCAGACCATGCACCTTCGGCCCATCTTATCGTCGTCGTTGTCTGGCTGACTTTCGATACGACTGTTATTGCCGCTTGCGTATTTAAATTGATACCATTTATTCTTACAATGCCGGACTGCGTACTTGATGTGGCTTCAAGGTCGGCACGAATTGTTCCAGAGTCATACGAAGTTACATTTATCCTGTACCGGACATTATCTTCTTCCTCTATAGCAGTTAACTGGACATTGCGGTCCCCTTGTCCATTTTCAATGGCAGACACGTATGTCCTGTATGGTTCCCATCCAGCGTCATTTTCGTTTCTTTCCAATGCAACAGTACCACCCCAGTTACCATGGGTATTAAAATTGAATGTCCCTTTTATATCGAGTGGGACACCTATGACGCCAATCGCTGTTGCCGTGCCATTTACAGAACTTGTATTGACTACAAGATTGGCCGCTATTTTACCAAAGTCAGGCGATGTAACATTCATTCGATATCGGGCACCTGCGGTTTCTTCCGTAGATTCAAAGGTCCCGACATTTGATATCGAAGTAACATCGGTGTGTGTTACAAAGTCGTCAGTACTTCTCTCCAGTGTTACTATCCCGCCGCCGAATGTAACCGAAAAAACAAAGGTACCAAAAACATCTATAGTTTCACCAATTATCCCCGTTTGCCCGGAAGGAGATATTCCGTTAGTCTGCCTATTCACGCGAGGATGGGTTAATTTGAATAATGCTCCGACGTGCCCCTCTTCAAACGTGCCAGACGATCTGGTTAGCGTGCCCGGCAATCCCGCTCCCGTTACATCCACATTCATCGTAACGCCATCATTTTCTGCTATATCATTTCTTTCGAGAAACGGCCCTTTTGTGAACTCAATCTCATCCAGTGAAAATGTTGAAACTCCCGTCCTTCTTAATTGGCGTTGCGCATGGTTTGCATGTACCGACCACATGACATCAGCAATCTGTCTTGTTTGTAACTGATACAATTCCTCCGGCGCGTATGGCGTGGCGATTTCTACATGCGTTCCGCTACTAAGTAATGGCTGTCCGCCAAAGTAAAAACGTGCGTACCTATCGCCAAATTCCATCATATATGCTATGGTAGAGGAAAATATGAACGGCATCATCCGAACCACTGGAAGAGGCGCTAAAACATTTGGCTGTTCGATTGTTGCTGTCAATAACTGTGCTGAAGTAACAACAGTAATACTTTGCTGTATGACAATAGATACATTCAGGACTGTTGCAGATATTGGTACGACAGTAGGGCTAACGCTGCTATCTATCTTGAGCGATGGGGCAAGTAAAGTAGCGGCAAGAGATAACACGGACGGTTCATGTATCAGACTGGAACTAACCGTAGGGGCATTAAGCGTGGCAGTTATCGCTAATGTTACAGGTAATACGTCTATATTGCCATCAATCTTAACGGCTGGCGGTATAAGAATCGCTGCGAGGGCAAGAACGTCTGGCGTTATTATTACAGGAACAACTACTTCTTTAAATGCCGCAACAAGCATCACCCATGCAGCGGTACCATTATATATACCGCCGCCATAAACACCTGCACCATACGTTTGCGTCGTCCAACTCGTCGCTATCGCACCAGCGGAGGCTTGTAGTGTAAACTGATTACTGTCTGAATACAAACCGTCATCTGTTGTATTTAGTTCCGTGCCCGAATTACCCGTTGGCGTAAAATCCTCCGTATCTCCAAATACACCAACAATAACATCCCCATCTTCCGTAGTAGTAATCGAAAGCGAAGGGCTGGCAGTAGTATCTACGTCGCCGTTAGCGCCGTCTATTTCGCTTGTCTTTCCGGCGGCCACAATGTAACTCGACACCTGAACGTGAAGGGGACGTGTAGGCGGGTTCACTACACTTACTTGAAATGCTGACTCCGTAGGCGGGTCTGTCATATACCATAATTCACAACCAACTTGCCTAAGAGCTTCCCGGTTCTCTGTCGCCCGAGTTAGTGCTATCCCATTATAAGTCGGAGCCGCTCCACGCCGAACACCAGTAGGGCCAAGAACTATACCGATAACAAGAAGTGTTGCCCCAGAACCACAAGTATAATCAAAGGTTAATGGGTTTGTAGCGCCAGAGAACCGTAAATTATTATCAAATGTATGGGCCATTTACAAGCCTATTTGTGATCTATCTTAACAATAAATGCTTGGCCCTGAAACGCCGTGCCAACATTGCGAAATTTTATAGCCGACGTACCATAGGTTAGTCCGAACCGCTGGCTATCGATAGCAGTAGCACTATCCACATTTACATCAGTAACCCAAAAATCTCCTGAACCATCTGCTACTGAAGCGGATACATGCAAAATATTTGCTGCGGTTACGCCATGTGCAACATCAGTAGAGGCATCAGCATCCAAAGTCCCAGTCAGGTATTTGGTGGTAACTGCCGTCGGAGTACCGTTGATACTTGGATAACCATTAGCTTTTACGAAAGCGGCATCTGCAACAGTCCTGTCCCCATCTGCCGCTTCTGTTGCCGCCTCCAAAACTGCACCGTCTCGTATTTTCCCGTCATCTGCCAGCGAAACGTCAAGGAACGTATTTAAATCCGTTCCCCACGATCCTTCAGATGCGCCGGGTATTGGCTTATCAGCCATAATTTATCTCCTTATGCGAGCGTGATTATACCAGAAGCGTCAAATTGGATCGTGAACGTACCAGCGGCAACTGTCTTTGCGCCACCAAAGTCAATGGATGCAATGAGATCATTCGACACTGAAACGTCATAGATTACTGCATGGAAAGCAGTAAATGTGGCACTTGTCCACGCCTCGTCATCCGCATCCCACGAAGTCGTTGCCGCTTCCGTAACCGCCTTATTGTCCAGCGCCTGCCCGCCTTGAGTATAGCCGCCCGTTGTTGCCAATTCATTGCTGGTTGTGTAATCTGTATCGGTTGCTGTGAACGCATGGGAATTGTCATAAAGCGCAATATTGATCGTGTCTGCTTCCAGGTCAACCTCTTTATTCATTAGATTTGCCTTGAAGCGATTATAGATTCCAGAGGCCATAATTTATCCTTTCTTTGCTTGAATTTGTAAACAGGGAACATGAACGATTACGTCAACCCCACCGTCGGGCCGAGGTATTTCCTCTGCCGTTGCCTTAATAACGCCGTTTTCAACTTCTACCATTTTGTCTCCTATTCTCACTTTCATTATTACTCCTTAGCTAATTTGATAAACCGGGTTCCGGGCCGACGCTCTATCGACCCATATATTCGCGGTATGAAATTCTCCAACTTACGGCACAGCGACTTATATTTCTCAATGTCGGACCGGGCATCAATAAGAGGGGTCGCTACGCCGCCGTTCAAATTCACTATTGGTATATTTATCATTAGGTCTCATCGTAAACATTAAGTACTTTGCTGCCCTGGCCCGACAACGTGCCCAGTGTTATTTCCGCGTTTCCACTCCAATTTATCTCGCCTTGAGCTATTGAAAAATCGTCATCGTCGGGACTGGCTCCAGCTTGCACAAACACAGCAACCGTATACAAACCGAGAACAATGTTACCGTCTGAATCAAAATCTCCTACATAATGACCGTCCGGTACATTTTCTGCATAGCAACATCGTAATCGTCAGCATCCCTGCCGCCAGTACCCCATTCCTCAGACGATGAACCATCGGACAGAAATACATCTCCATCCGAAGTCCATCGGCAGAAATATAGCGTATTACCCGTAATCGTATTGTGTGCTACTTCTCCGCTCATTATGGAACTGCCGGTCTAAGCCCGGTCCCGCCTCCACTAATCCTTGCTTCCACCCACGGTCTACGGTTTATTCTACCGATAGTATTAGTTTCCTGTCTATCTAAAGCCCTGACTCTCGGCATAACGAGTCTAAGTTCAGTTACAAGAACCTGTTGGAGTTTCGGATTGGCCCCGGAAAGCGGAGCTACCAATTTCAATGCCAAATGCAGAACCAACACTTCCACAAACAACGAATCAAATTCATCGGGGTCTTCGACTTTCTTTATATATCTTATATCTACCGATGCTTCGTTGGTTAAAATCCGCTGCCCTTCAATGGCAAAACTTAACTCTGTATTTCCCGTTGGCGTAAAATTATCACCCCATACAGATTTGAGTCGCATGAAATCATCCGGAAGAATAAACTGACTGTCCCATTCAAAAGCCGGATCTGTGGTATCTTGAGTCAATTCGGCTCTTGCGGAAGCAAATCGCCAATAATGTGAGCGAATCAATGAATCCCGCGTCTGCTCAAAATGCAGTCTACATTGTATAGCAGATGGAATGTTCTCCGTAGTATCGGCAAGGTTCTTTATCTGCGATGCCCCTATCTTGCCAAGCGCCATATTGCAAATATCTGTATTCGTCATACTCCATGCCTCCAACGGCTTATTTCAAACATGCTTTTTGCGGCATCGGCAAGTTTTTCTGTATTAAACAACATGACTTCTCCGATTTTGCCGTCCCACGCACTGTCACTTGCGGCATTATCGCCAATGGCGAGTGAATCGCCGGCGTCCGATGTACGGGTATCACTGCCCGGCTCTTGATCTGTTGCTACAGCTACTGCAACGCCATTCACATAAACAACTGGCACATCAATAGATTTGTCAGCAAAATATACGAGAACAACATGCTCCCACACGCTACCCGAAACATCAAAAGACCAAATGCCATCATCGCCAGTGAAGACATGAGTGAACTTCATGGAGTTCTGGGCCGAATTTAATTGCAAGGACCATTTCTCTTTAGTAATAGCCATGCCCACATCGCCTTGACCTTTAGCAGTACTTCGCAACCAGATACTTATTGTTCCTGTAGCATCAAAGATATTATCAATCGTTGTTCCGCTTCCGCAACTTATCACATCGTCCACGCCATCGAATATAAACCCCGGATACGCCGGCAATGCATTGGTTACAGTTCCCGCATTTCCATTCAGGGCATAATCAAACACAGTCGCAGTTGTAGTCAGCCCTGCCCAGAGTTTGTAATGGGCTACCAGTCCGACAGTGCTTATCTGTTGCTTGCGATATTTCTCTTTCATTAAATACCTCGTAACGCGACAGTCGTAGTATTCCCTCCCGCGCCAGCAGCAGCAGACGGTTCAACACTAACGTCAATCGTACCCGATAGCGGCAGGTCAACACTAAAATTATGCGTTGCGTTTTCCGCTAATTCACCAGAGTCAAAAACGGTA